CAGGCGGCAATCAATATAATTCAACCAGTTATAGAGGAGGCGTTTTTATTGGCTGGTTCTTATTGTAAAAATGCTGGTAGAGATACATTATTGGCAAAGGATTTGGAGTATTGTCTTAAATATTGTGCCATGAAAAGGGTCGGAGTAAAATTGGGTTCATATTTTCCAGATATATACAGTTCATCAGAATCTGAATCTGATCAGGATGATATAGATATAGTTGATGAGGAGGATTTATTATTTACAGAGTACTGTGGACCGGATGAACTCATGAACAATATAAATTTAGCTTATAAAGAGTGGGATAATTGGATGCCCACAAATCCGGCAGAACAGATGTTAAAAAATGCAATTGATAATAATGATTACTGAGTTATCTGTTAAAAAAAAATACAAAAAATTTAAATTTAAAATAACTGATTCTGATGTTTCAGAAGATTCAGATTCAGAAGATGAACAACCTTTAATTAATATTAAAGGTTACGAAAATCATAAATATGATTTGTTGTTTAAAGAGGAACTTTTACCCGAATAAAAAATATTTTTTAATTATAAACAATGGACATTGAAAAAATTTTAACAACAATCACAGGAGAACTCGAATCGCAATCTCTCAACTCTGTCGTGTCGGGATTTTCTTTTGCGGCGGCAATCGCGTGGATGGACTTTGTGAGATGGGCAATCACTCAGGTCGTTAAAATAAATAAGACAAGTGGTGCAAACTATGCCCTCACAGCTTTAATCACAACTCTTATATCTGTTTTAGTGTTTGTTTTGGCTCGTTTGATATCCAAGAGGGTCGTAAAACCTGAAAAGCCCGTGTATGCTATTAGATGATTCTTTTTTTATATATGAAAATTAAAATAGTTATTACCACTAGTACTATAGGTATAATATAATCCGATTTATAAATCTTTTCATCGTAATCTGGAAGTTTTATAGGTTTTGGAATTTCATTTGGCTTTAAATTTTCATCTATTTTTTCTGAAAATTCAAATTTATCAATAGAACATTCTAGTGACAATTTAAGAACGTGATTTGAATATCTGAAATCATAAGGTATAAGTCTGTTATTACTACTATAAAAAAATTGTATCCTCAAGTGAGTTATAGTTTTTTGTGCACCAGAATGAAAATAATGCTCTAATGTATCATCGACACCTGAATATTTGATAACATCTCCACAAGTTAATATTCTACCTGTATAAAATGGTATATCAGAGAATACAATTTTATTAAATTCATCAGAACCACTACTTAATTTTAATACTAACGCATCCGGACCCTGAAGGTTTATACTACCAGTCTTTATTTCATTATTTACAGAAACTATATCTCTGGATGGTAATCCTATTATGTCATGTGGTGTTGTATATTCTTTTACAACGGAATTGTAACCATTTGTACCACTGTAAAATTTAAATTCCAAGTTACTGTTGCCCGTGAATGTTATGATATTCGTATTCGAATCATAAACCGCTGAAGCTATATCTGCGGACTTGGCGGCTATTTCTTCGGCCAATTCATCACCTGAATAGTTATTATTATCCAGGATTACATCGGAATTATTTATGCTAAACGTATTATTCCTATCATTTATAAGTAACTGACTCGTGTGTATTTTAGCTGATATTAAACTTAATTTCGTAACATTATAAATAGGATTTTTTAAATGTATGATATAATCAGATGGATCTGGGTAAAGTATAGGATCCCTTTCACTACTGTCTATATCTAATGTATATACATTCATTAAAATATACTGGATAATATTTTAATGAATATTTTTGATCTAAGATTATTTCACAAACAAATTAAAAGGTATTTACTAAGGGATTATTTTTAAGTTGCTCCTTCGCCATATTAAGACTTTTATTCGATGCGTGTGGATTTATTTTACCCTTGTAGGGGTTTAAATTATGATAAGAATTATTAACATAATTCTGTGTCGATGTACCATTTCTATAATTTTCTCTATTATCAATCCTAGTCACATCAGATCTAACACTAGTCAACATACCACCCTGGTTTAATGGGTTAGACCTCACATTCATCCTACCAGCATTACCAATTCTATTAACTTTAGATCTTCTTTCGTCTGGTCTAAATCCATACTTCTGAAGTTCTTCCACAGTATATATACAACCATATGTTCTTTTCTCACCTATAATTGAAGCTGGACTGTTAATATAACCATGTGTGTATTTGTTAATATTAGGCACAGGATGGTTATTATATGAGTATTGTTGAATATTACCATCCATCTTATTCCTAGTGGGATCCTGTGCTTCAGTTAATCCAGAAACCAAACTCTTAGCACCACCGAAACCCAATGTATCATTTCTGTAACCAGAATGAGCCCTTGTTGTAACAATCTTTGTTTTCTCATGTTCACCCCTCGGCACAACACCTGACATACCCTGAGCCCTTCCCATGGTTGGTGGAAGTCTTGAACTCAAGTCTGCGGTTTTTTCCGGTCTATTTTGACTAAATTCACCCATTACACCCCTCCGACCACCATGTAAATCGTGTGGATGATTATGACGTCCTGGAAGTGTAGTTAATTTATAGGCACCCACATTATCGGGATTTACCCTGAATAATTGTTGATATCCACCAAAAGCCGGTACTGATGGATTTACACCTAAACCTGGTCCGACTAATTGTTTCTCCACTGGTGAAAGATTATTCATTCTACCAGCATCATACATCCTACCTCTCATATCTAACAACTCGGAACCAGAGGACCTTTGCTGTGGTTTTATGTCTGCAAATGAAGACATTTCAGATTTTTCAGGTCCGGATGAAAACAACATTAAATTTCTTTTAGTTTCTTCTGTTTCTTCTGGTTCTTTCGTTTTACTAATGGGTTGTGTATATTTTTCCTTTTTATCACTTAACTTTTTACCTATAAAAGCTAAACCAGCTATAGCCATCATAGATAGGGCGTCTGCCATTCTTATTTCATATTAATATTTTTATTAAAATACCTTTTTTCAAATAGATTATTTTGAAGTATCGCTCTTGTACTAGATGGGTCACAATTCGTTCTCAATGGGATTTTGCACTGAACATCTTGTAACGGGAAGAAATTTCTTTCATAAGTTTTAACTAAAAATTTATTAAAACCTGAAGTAGACTGAGGTCTTAATTCATCACTAACGTCAATAAATTCGCTCGGTGCACCCTTACCAGCCATATAAGGTGCTGTACCATATAACATAGTATTGGGTCTGCAAGAAGCATAATTTAATACACTCGGTTGTGGATATGCTATGAATTCTTCAGTCGCACAAACACTGGGTACCGCTGGGTTTTCTACAATTTTTAAATGAGGTTGAAGTTGATATGCCATTTATGATAACCTAAGAAAAAACTGTACCTCTCATCATTCCACTTCTTTTATCACCATTAGTATCTAAACCGGCGAATGCTTCTAATTGAACACCCCTGGCATTGGGGTCACATAACGAAGGATCCTCGCGACAAGTTTTACCACCATATAGCAATTGCGCAAAACTGGTCTGACCTTCGTAGTTCGCATCCTGTGCTCCTGGTATAAACTGTCTATTGTATGCATTCCTCATGTCTTCAGGTAAGGAACTTCTAGATCTTTGTGGGCCATAGTTTATATCATTTTTCAAAAAATCTTCGGGTAATGAATCATGATCTACTGGTATATCAAACATTGGACGATCTTTATTAATATACTTAGCTGTATATCCACTATTTATCATGTTAAATCTGTACATGTAATACAAAACACCCAAAGCTAAAACACCCACACCTACAATTCTGATATCCCTTCTAATTAAGTATAAAATACAAACAGAATATATTATAAATCTAGATGTGGCATTTACATTTTGATCAGGTGTATTATTTTTAGTCGGCCAAAAATCATAAATATTTTTAGAGTTAACTAGTTTTTTGGGATCTTCAAACCAAGTGGTCATTTTATATATTTAAATTTTATTTTTTCAACATTCCTCCAAGCAAACCTTGCATAGATTTCATAAGATGCTCTTCGTCTATTTTACCACCATTTTCATCATTCGTAAATTTATCTGCACATTCCTTCGCAACTTTCTCAATCATGTTTAAGGTTTCCTTTGGAATAGTATTTATTGTTGTACCCAGCATATACAACGTCTGAACATATTGCCATATAGCATTCTTATTATTTTCACTAGAATCATTCCAGTTCTTTGAAAAATTAATTTCCTTCAATATGTCGATCTTCGAGGCATCCTCTGTAAATAGAGTTTCATCTCTTTCTGAAATTTTTTCTTGATAAGGACACAGTTTTGAAATAAATTGCTTTGGGACAATATTAGGATTTGAAGATATAGCCAATTCCAATTTTTTATTGTATTTTTCAATATTAGTCTCTTCATCGGGGAAAGTCAATTTCATTTCATTTAAAAATTGTAATAACATATCATTGAAAGCTTTAACAGAGGCCATTTATTACTATATGTATATATTTCTTTAAGTTATTAAAATGGTTCTGACGATATCGTTTCTCTACCCCCAACACCCATACTTACTATAAAATACGTCAATAAACCCACAAGCGCTGCCGGTTTGGCGTAAGAGCTGGTCGGTAAATCGCCCTCATTATTTAATTTATTTTTTCCGTGTATGTACAGCACGGTTATAATTATTGCAAAAACAGTCGCCCAAGCGGGTTCTCTTAAATAGTCTGATATTTCCATTTACTTAATACTTATAGTTTTTTACTGACCTTGTTTCTGCGGCATCTGGAAATAAATCATCCGATCCATTTTTTTCCAAATCTATATTCTTTACATCTTCTACGGGTTCAGACTTCACTTCTTCTGTGGGTTCAGTATTCGGTAAAAGATCTTCATAAGAATCGTTGGTTATATCATCTTCCTGTGGTTGTTCTTCTGTGGGCACCTCTTGAGTATCGTCTTCGATTTCAGGATCTTCCGTGTCGTCGACATCTCCTGAAAGATCTATGCTTTCAGATTCATTTTGAAACATGTATGTTTTGAGTATCTGTTGAACTGGAATCAATTCTTTTATAGATACATCAATCTGTGTGCATATTCTCTGATAAAGTTTATCATTTCTTTCATTTAAACTTAAATTTTGTGTAAAAATGTAAGGATCCTTGTACAAGTCTTTAGCTATATTTTTGTAACACGTATGTATAAATAAATCATTGGTGGGCATCTTTATAGAAATTTTCTTATTTGTACTGTTTAATCTGACGGCTGATAATATTTTAACTGAACTCACAAAAACAGCCGCTAAAAGATCGTTAAACCATGCACATCTGTCGCATATATTTCTCGTGTGTTGATTACATAATCCCTCATTCCAATTTTGAACATCCTTAAGAAGCTCTTGATATTTTAACAAAGTTTTTCTATTTTTAGATAATTTTTGAGCTTCAATAAACATATTGTCAAAAACTTCTATAGCTACGGGTCCAATCAATAAACATAATTGTTCTGTATATTCCTTTTTAGCTTCAACTAAAATATTCAATGTATTGTCCATTGAAATTAATATTATTTTTTATTAATATATTTACTCGCAGCCTTTTTTAAATTTATTAATGACGGAAATTTTTCTGTTTCATCGTTGTCGTCGTGTGTATTTCGTTTCTTTTTATTTGCCCAATTTATATCAATTATTACACTTTCTGTAATAATGACATTAAATCCGCCATTTTCAAGTTGTCTTTTTAAATATACTGCAGCCTTTTCTCTATCGAATGTAGGAAAACCCAATACTATAGGAGGCACTATGAATATAATTTTTTTTCCACCAATCTCAACCGTATGTCTTATCTTTCTACAAATTTGTTCGTAAATTTTTTTATAAATTTCCTTTTTTATTTTACTTTTTTTGTCATTTATTTTATTTATCTCGTCAATCGTGATCATTTATTATTTCCTAAACTTATTTTTTATGTATTCTATCTCACTTTTATTCACGGTTATATAATCATCATAATTTACCATGTCCTGACTTGTCATGTATCTAGGCATATTGACCTGTTGGAATACGCATCTGATTACTACGGGTTTGTTTTCAAGACTCACAGTGGATATAACTGAATAACCATATGGAAAACCCTTCAAAGATACCGCCATGAATTTACATTCATAAATTTTGTTTTTAATTTTCTTTACACTTTGGGTTTCAACGATGTATCCACACCCGACCCTGGTATTTAAATATTTATTAGTGGTTAAAACAAGTTGCTCCATGGTGTCATGGTCAACCTTTATAGTGCCTTCCTCTTCGCTCTGAAACGAATAACTTTCCTTTTCTTCACTTGTCGTCAAATATATCACAGCAAATAAAATAACGATACCTAGGATAATATATTTCATATATTATATATCACGAAAAAACTATATGATAATTTTATTATTTTAAATAAATGTCTTTACTCATTTTCAGTAACAAGTGTAAATTTTCAATGGAAGTGATAGACTTCCTAAACCAAAATCCGCAGCTAAAGCAGATAGTCAGTTTTCATAATGTAAATATAAAAGGAATACCAGAAAATGTTAAAGGTAAAATAACGAGAGTACCGACAATGTTAACAAAAACAGGAAAATTTCTAGTCGGAAAGGAAATAATAACATGGTTGAATTCTCTGTTACCTGTAAAGAATGTCGAATTTTGTGATTTCGGTAAATGCTCGATGACTAACTTATCAGGTGAAAATAACAGCGTTATATTTAACCTTGACGATTACGGAACATCCTTACAGCCACCGATGACACCCGAATTGGAAGCTAAAATAAACAGAGATGTATCAGAAGCTTATTCAAATATAAAGAAATAAGTTTATTTTATTTAAATGAAACTCACAACAATACAAGCTTCAGCCATTAAATCTGTTTTCGAAGTATTAAAGGACATTTTAAATGACGTAACAATTCATTTCACAAAAGAGGGTATAAATATGACAACACTTGACACGACAAGAACCTCACTGATAGATATAAGCATGTCAGCAGAAAATTTTGAAGAATATGAATGCCCTAGGAATATCGACGCGGGTCTAAATGCTTCGAACTTATATAAACTACTCAAAATCATTACAAACAATGATGTTTTGAAGTTAATCATAGACTGTGAAGAAGTTATGAAAATAGAAATTTTTAATGAAACAAACAAGACTTTGACTAAGTTTTCGATAAAATTATTAGATATGAACGAAACTAAAATAGAACTCCCAGAGATGAACATGACAACTATAACACCAATAAAATCTATCGAACTGCAGAGAATATGTAGAGATATGTATAATATAAG